TCGTACGCTCATTGCCCGAGGTATCCCGGGACAAGACCGTGTAGGAGGCCTTGGAGTCGGATGGCACGTACAGTGATGCTGCAGATGAAACCGCAGGAATCAATGCAAAGCCCACTACGGCCAAAATCATTCGCGACATATAGTTCCCTTTCTAGTGGAGCGTGCAACAGAGCTGCCTGCTCGCTAATTCCTTGCCGATGGTCGCGGCTCGCGGTCGGTTCATACCAGGTGTGCGTTCCAGACCAGCAGCACCCGGGCATGGAGTAGGTACTTTACCGTCGAATTTTCGTATCTGCCGGACCTATTCCTTCGCCCGAATGATCCGCCTCGCCTTCACCTCATCCCCATACCCCACCAACCGATCCTCTCCAGCCTGCATCACCTGGGAAAGGCTTCATGGTGGTGCTGGCTAGGCTTGGTTAGGAGCGTGGCTATACCAGAAGCGCATTCCATACCAACAGCACCCGGGCCTGGATGTAGGTCTCCTCCCGGCGGATCATCCGATCCTTGTGCTTCGGGTTGTCAGAGATCATCTCGAAGTACTCTTCGTCCGCGATCTGCAGCCGCTTGATGTACTCGTGGCCGCCCCAGGAGAAGTAGTAGATCCCATCCCCTACGAAATCGCGGATGCTGACGTCGACGATGAGCGGATCGCGGTTCTTGATCGTGGGGGCCATCGACTGGCCTCGACCGGTGACCAGCTTCAGATGGAAGTGCTCCTTGAACTCGATGCCCAGCTCGCGCAGATGAGTGGGGCTAACCCTCACGTCCTGCAGCATCTCTGGGAAATCGTGGGTAGTTTCCCCATCACCCATGGCCCCGCGCACGTCGTAGTGAGCAATCCATACCTCGTCACCAACCAGGCCGGGGCGGGTCAAATCGGCTTTCACCAACACTCTATCGGCAGCGCCGGCGGTGGCAGCGGGCTCTTCCGCAGCAGCCAGCAACCTCTGGCGGACTTCCTCGGGAATGCCTTTCCCACTTTTGGCCAGCATCTGCTTAACCAAATCGGCAGCCGAGAGCTTGGAGTCTGCAGTATCAGCCTCCGGCAAGGGCTCACCCTCCGCCAGCAATGAGTCAAACCAGCCGCGCGGTAAGCCTTCAATACCTTCGATTCGCCTGGCTACATCATCACCCAGGTTTTTTGCCGTTTTGTCGGAAAGGATCTGGCTCAGATGTGCAGGAGCCATCCCCCAGCGCTCCGCGCAGGATCCTTTTCTCTGGCTGCCAATCAGCTTCACCAGGTTGTGCTTGCGAATCTCGTAGATATCCATGCTGCGCAGAATGCCAGCGTTTAGCTTGATGCTAAATGTGCGCAAAGCTAAATTATCCTTGCTCGAAAATTAGCCATGAGCTAAATTTGCTCGTGTGTGTAAGGAGATCCCACATGAATGACCACCTCCGTGAATGGTTAGCCACCGCCACCAACGATCGCCGGCGGGACGTAGCAGCTGCAGCAAAGACCACAGTCGGCCACCTCTGGCAGCTCGCAGGTGGTCATCGGAAGGCCTCTGTCGATCTTGCCGAACGTTTGCAGGACGCCTCTGGCGGCGAAATCACGATTGCCGGTCTGCGGCCTGATCTGATCCCGTTTGCCCGCAAAGCGCTCAAGGGCGCCGCGTAATCGAATTCTTCAAGCAAGGAGCCACCACCCAATGAGCTACGACGATAGCCGCCATTTGAAAGACCGGGAAATTAAGTCCCGTTACGACGAAGACACCTACGAGGCTGTCAGGGCGGTTGCAAAGCTTCACCGCCTGCAGCCAGCGGTGTTCGTGCGCATGTGTGTAGAGGAGAAGCTCGCTCTGCTGATTGCTCAGGATGATAACGAGACTGCGCACACGGCCTGAAGGCCCGCAAGGGGGACTCATGGCCGAAACGATGATTTGTCACGGCCTCGAGGAGCGCTTCTACCGAAAGCTTGAACAGATGGCGATGAAAGCCGGGATGACCCCCGAGCAGTACGCCGTCCAGTTAGTACGGGAAAGCCTCCTCGAGAAAACGAGGCCTAAAGGCGCCGGCAAGCTCCGGCACCTGCCTCGGCCTTAAAAGGCCCTGAAAAGGGAGCGCCTGGCTACGGGCAGCGCAACCGGAATGGCTTCATTTTTCCGCGCATGCGCGGATCGATGTCCATGGGCTTCGCACTATCAAGGTACGAACCCCAGGCACAAAAAAACCGCCTGGCGGGGCGGTTCTTCAACTACTGCTTCGAGGACGATTATGCATACCTCCTTCCATCATGTACAGGCCCTGTCCAGGGCCGCGCCACAACATGCGAACCACGAGTTCATGGCGCGCTTTCGAGAAGGCAAGGTTTACGCCCTACTTTTCTCTGACGGCTGGATCAAGGTTGGCCGTGGGCGTAATCCTGAAGATCGGATTCTTGCCCACTCATCTGCCTCAAGCATGCGAAGCGCGACCCTCGTGAAAACGACGGTGTCCGGCAGCCTTATCGACTCCACCTATGCAGAGGCTGAACTTATCAAGTTCTGCTCCGATCGGGGGCGGACAGTGCATGGTCGTGAATGGTTCGTGGGGGTGGATTATGAGCAGCTAGTTGCCCTGATTGGAACTCGATTCCGGGGTGACTCTCCAGCGAGCATCGAGGCAGCAAGGCGAGCCCAATCCGATAGAACCGAGCAGACACTCTCCTCTGTCTTCGGTGGCCATAAAAAGGCCGCTGAGCCTGATCCTGCCGAGCAGAAGAAGTGGATCGAGTCACTGGCCTATGCGCGCCTGCTTGATAGGATTTTCCTGGATGACGGGTACTCAGGCTGGCTCTTTGAGCCTTCCGACTCTGGCATGTCGAACTTCGGAAACTACGCGTCTCTTGTGATCCACGAGCTCCCGGAAGATGAAGTAGCAGACCTCTTTGTCCGGGCTGGGAGGAACCCTAGCGAGGCCATTGAGCAAGTCACCTGGGCCGCACGAGAAATCATTGATGCGCACGTTAAAAGCGGAGGCGCGTAATGGCCGGAGACTGGATCAAGTTTGAACTCACCACCATGGACAAGCCCGAGGTCTGCCAGATTGCGGATCTTGCCGGCATCGACCCTGACGCGGTGGTGGGCAAGCTCATGCGTGTATGGGGCTGGTTTGACCAGCAAACCGAAGAAGGTAACGCTCCAAGCGTTAGCAAAAAATTACTCGACCGATTGGTTGGCGTTGCGGGCTTCTGCGAGCACATGAAATCGGTTGGATGGATGGCTGAGGCCGATGGCCTTATCTCTCTTCCTCACTTTGAGCGACATAACGGCAAGACCGCTAAAAACCGGGCCTTAACGGCTCGCCGCGTAGCAAATCACAAAACCGCTAACGCAGAAGGTAACGCCGCCAGCGTTAAAGGTGCGTTACCTAGAGAAGAGAAGAGAAGAGAAGATCAAAACCCTCTCTCTGCGCGGGAGGCTGTCGACCCTCGCATGCCCAGCGAGATGACCCTCGACTGGCAGCCAGGCCCGAAGCTCCTGAAAACCTATGCGGTGCACTCAGGCGTAGCGCTTGACCTGTTTTCCGAGGAGGCGCGCCGCGCATTCACTGCCCACTACGAGCCCCGCGGCCAAGTGAACACCCAGGCCGAATGGGTACAGATGCTGGTCAAGTGGGTGCTGAACGACCGCAACCGCGCCGCTGCCTCGAACGTGAAGCAGTTCCCGCCACGGCAGAGTAGCGAGCCTGACTTCAACAGCACTGCATGGGCGGAGAACCTGGTGGTGCGCCCATGAAATCAGCAAACCAACTGATGGCTGCGATGCAGAATCGCCCGCCAGAGCTTCACGGCGGGCCGGTGGTGGTTTCCCTGGAGACTGCCGAGGTGGTCAACGACCTGTTCCGCCGCCTGCGCGGCATCTTCCCGGCCTGGCGCCAGGCCTGGCCATCCACCGAGGCCCTGGCCGCAGCCAAGGAGGAGTGGATCAAGGAGTTCGCCTCCGAGGGCATCCGCACGCTCGAGCAGATCGAGTTCGGTATCGAGAAGTGCCGCAAGCTCAAGAAGCCTTTCGCGCCGAGCGTGGGCGAGTTCATCGCCATGTGCCAGCCGACGCCTGAGGACTTCGGGATGCCGGCGCCGGCTGATGCCTGGATCGAAGCACTGATGGGCGTGTACAGCCATGAGGGCGTGAAGATCGCCGCCATGACCACCGGCCTGTTCGACCTGCGCTCTGCCCAGCAGAACGACAAGGGCCTGCAGGCGCGCTTCGACCGGGCCTACCAGATCGTCCTGCGCCGCGCCCAGGAAGGCGAACCGCTCGACGGGAGGATCGCCACCGGCATCGGCCACGACAGCCAGAAGAGCCTGACCGAGCTGGCCGACGAGTACGCAAGCCAACGCCAGGCCCGCCTGCTGGACCTTCAGCGGATCCCATCGAGCGCGGCCGCATGCCGTGCACACCTGCTGGCCAAGTTGAACATCAAGCGCGCCGGACAGCCGGCCGGGGAGGCGGTGTGATGAATTCCCTGTGGCTTGCCTTCGTCTTCGCGCTTTGCGCGCTCGGCGGCTGGGTTGGCGCTCACGAGAGCATCAAGAACGACTGCGATCGGATCGGCGGTTTCTATATCGGCAACACAACCTACAACTGCACCATTGGGAGGGCCAGGCCATGACCGAGAAGATAAGCGTCAACAGCCAGGCGAAGCTCTCCGAGGCGATCACCATGCTTACCCGGCTGTTCCGCGACAAGAAATTCGTCGTGGTCAGCATGCGCCCGGGCAAGGGCCGGACCCTGGACCAGAACGCCCTGTGGTTCTCGATGTACGAACGCATCGCCAAGAGCACCGAGATGGGTGACATCGAGGACGTGCGTCGCTACTGCAAGCTGCACCTGGGCGTGCCGATCATGCGCGCCGGCTGCGCTGAGTTCCGCACCGGCTGGGCTGAGTCGTTCATCCACCTGGATTACGACGTGAAGCTGCGGCTGATGGGGCCGTGCGCCATGTTCGGGCCAGATGGGTTCCCGGTGACTCGGTTGTTCGACCGGGCCCAGGGCTGCCAGTACATCGACCGGATTGTGGAAGAGTTCGCGCCACGCGGCGTGCACTTCGCTGATCTGCTCGGGGAGGCTGCGGCATGACAGTGGCCAAGGAGATCAAACCGAAAAAGTGCAAGGCACCAGGTTGCGGCCAGCGCTTCAAGCCGTCCATGACCACGCAGAAGGTTTGCAGCATCACCTGTGCGCTGGCCGTGTCGAAGGATTCGAAGGTGCAGAAGGTCGCGGCCAGGGCCATCACCAAGCAGGCCCGCCAGGAGCTCCAGGCGCGCCGTGAGAAGCTGAAGACGAAGGGTGACCACCTGCGGGAGGCCCAACAGGCGTTCAACGCGTATATCCGCGAGCGGGACCGTTTGGCGGGGTATCGCTGCATCTCCAGCGGGCGACCGCTCGACTGGAACGGCAACGCGGTCGACGCTGGCCACTATCGCAGCACAGGTGCCGCGCCACACCTCCGCTTCGACGAGAACAATTGCCACGCCCAAAGTAAGCACGACAACCGATACCTGTCCGGGAACGTGGCGGACTACCGGATCGGACTCATCAAGCGCATCGGCCTGGAAGCTGTAGAGACCCTGGAAAGGGACCAATCAGTCCGGCGCTACACAATCGAAGACCTGCAGGCCATCAAGGCCCTGTACAGGCAGAAACTCAAAGATCTGAGGAGGGCTGCAGCATGACACCAGCATGGGGATTCCTGATTTTGGCCACCCTCATGG